TGACAAGCGGATACCGTTGCCCTGTTCTGAATAAAGCGGTAGGCGGCTCTAAAACGAGCGACCACATGAACGGGTGTGCTGCCGATATTGTCGGCACTCCGAATACCCCGAAAGAGAACAAAAGACTGTTTAATCTTATACAAGAATTGAAGCTTCCCTTTGACCAGGTTATTGATGAGAAAAACTTCTCATGGGTACACGTCAGCCACCGAAGAGAGGGCAACAGAAACCAAGTATTGAAACTCTAAAAAGTAAACATCATGGCAGCAGAAGTTTTATCATTTCAACAAGAAGAAGGCAAAACAGCGTATTACGCAACGTTTGTCAGTGACGGTAATCCCGTTACCATACAGATAAAGAACAAGGGCGGATATGTGACCGCTTTCGCAGGAATTGATGATTTGGAGCCCGTCCCTCTTTATCCCAACGCATCCCAATATAACGGTGCGTCCAATACGATTTTCCGCATCGCAGGGATAGCGAATGGCATAAACGTCACAATCAAGAGCGCTACCGAAGTATTGGAAGCCAAAATGATTAAAGAGGGATAGCCTATGAAACCAATCACTATCCCCAACATCAGCATTCCGACAATCGGTATTCCTACTATTGGGATACTTACTATAGGGTATTCATATATCAAGGATAATAAACCGGGACCAAACCCATCCCCTGACGGAAAGTATTTATTATTGTCGGATGGCACTCCGTTATTGTTGGCTAACGAAGAGCCGATATTGCTTACAAGTAAAAATAAATAGTAGTATGGAAGAGAAAACAGAAAAAGGACAACAAATTGGACAACTCCCCAAAAGAGACGTTTTGACGGGTAATGAGCAGTTTCCATTTCAAGAAGACAGAGAAAACGGTTCTATCACCCCTAACGCCCTAAAGAGTTTTATCGGTTCCGGTCTTGCGGACGACGAAGACCTTGTGTCTGTAGACAAAGGGGAAAGCTTAAGTGTTTTAAAATTTGCCGACCGCCCTTTTAGTCCTGACAGATTCAGCGGCAAGGGGTATAAGATATTGCGTAGGAATATTGTTGGTGGAAAGAATATTCTTACCCAGGAAATGATAAATCAGCCTGATACTATATATGAAATCAGGTATGATTTTGATTTGGATGGCGCTGAGATAAGCATTCCTGAAGGGTGTATTCTAAAATTTAATGGGGGGCGTTTTTTAAATGCGTTGAATATCAAAGGTGATGCAGAAAATAAATACTTAATGCCGGAATGGTTTGGCGCGTCCAACGACGGTAAAACAGACAGCTCTGATGCATTTAATGCAATCGTGCGGATATGTCGTAGTATAAGATGTTCCAATAAGAAGACTTATCTGTTTACCAAAGACATAGATGCAAAGATTTTGAATGAATTGTCGAT